GATTACCATGCCGCGCGTATCTTACTCAGATCGGTTTTATGCCTTCATGTCTTTCGTTAAAGACGAGCTACCAAGCGTTCATGACCGAATTTGGGCTGCTATTAAGCGCGACCTTGATTTGGTTCATTTTGACCACTGCTTCGGTGATGAGGCCGCTGTTGAGAATGCATCTGCAAGCCTGCTTGAGTACGCAGATTGCAAGCTGTCAGAGCTTGTGGGCGGTTCGTTAACTGCTGAAATTAACCATAGGCTCAAGGCGTACACGATGCACTGTGAGGTTAGCCAAGCCATGGACTACGAGCCTTGGGAAGAGGCTGCTATTTGGGAAGTCTGGGAGCGTAGCGACGCGCAAAGTGCTTTTCAGGACAAGGTGGAGATGTATAGGGGTGAATTCTAATGACGCCAGAACAACTCAAACAGGCCCGGAAATCGCTGGGCCTAACCCAAGCTGCGATGGCTGCCAAGATGGGCATCATCCTGCGAAAGTGGGAACGGTGGGAGGGCGGGCATAGTCCAATCAGCCCAGAGGGGGCGACACTGCTCCGACTGCTGGTGGAGTTGAGCGAGAGGGCTGGATGAAAGGATTGATTGTGTTATCGCTGGCGTTTGTTTTTGGAACTGTGATGTTCCTGGCTGGCCTAAATGTGTGGGCTGGCGGATGAAAGCAATCACCGAGCAAGACAGGATAGCTGCCAGGGCGCTGGCCAAGAACCTCATCAAGCAGTTCGAGTGCATGGGATTGCAGCGAACCGGAAACAGTCAGGACTTAATCGAGAGGGCCTGCTCGATACTTCGGAAGGAGGCAGCAAACAACGGCATCAGCCCAACGGTTCTCAAGTGGTACGTTTCAGCAGTAAGAACCGGTGAAATATGATTGCGCCGCATGGTGCTGTGGTGTACGATTAACTTATCAGCAAGTAGTGGAACACAAGCTGATTGCAGCGCAAGGCGCGAAGACAGAACGAGCAAGGTTTAAAACCCCCATCAGGCGCTGTGCTCGCAGCCGTTCCAACTGATGGGGGTTTTGCTTATGGTGTATTTATGAAGCTTGTTTGTGGAGTTGGTATCAACGATGCTGGCTATATAGTTAAGCCAGTCATTAATGGGAAACAGGTTTACTGCCAATCCTATGATGTATGGAAGGATATGTTAAGGCGATGCTATAGCGATACGCGACAAGAAAGGCAGCCAACATATATCGGCGTCACTGTTTGCAACGATTGGCATTCATTTTCGTCATTTAATAGTTGGTGGTTGGTTAATAACGTTGATGGATGGCAGCTTGACAAGGATTTGCTGACATATAGCAGGATTTATTCGCCAGAAACGTGCATCTACGTTCCTCAGTGGCTTAACAAGTTTACAAATAACCGCCTTGCGGCGCGAAGTAGGTATCCAATTGGCGTTAGCTACCATAGGCGCACTGGAAAGTACCAGTCTCATTGCGGTCACCCATTTGGAAAGTATGAGTACCTAGGTCTATTTTCCACCCCAGAGGAGGCTAATGCTGAATGGAAATTACGCAAGCTGGAGATATCAGCAGAGCTGAAGTGGAGAATGGACGAGATAGATGCACGAATTTATCGTCGCGTTGTTGAAATTATAGAAAAGGCAAAGTAAATGGTGGCTGACATGGACAAGATGCGGGAAGAGTTTGAGAAAGCCGTTGTTGACGGCGTAATAGTTGGCCACTTGTTCGGCCATGAGTTTGCAAAGTCGATCAGGAAGACTCAGGTTTCAGATTGCTTTACATGCGGAAAATACCAAAACGATGTGCTTCAGCTTTCTTGGGATGCGTGGCAAGCCTCCCGCGCTGCGCTTTGCGTTAAATTACCAGCTGGTGACGCCTATATTTTTGATGATGACATTAAAGCCGCTTTGAGTGGTGCAGGAGTTCGCCATGAATAACCTGATCGAAATGTCATCCGAGATGACTATGGGAACCCGCGAGATTGCGGAGATGCTTGGGGCTCGCCATGCTGACATCATAAAGAGCGTTTGCAGGCTGCATGATGCAGGTGCGATTTGCCACGATACGACACTGCCGTTTCGTGAATTCAAGACGGAGAGAGGAAACACCTACATCGAGTACATGCTTAACAAGCTGGACTCCATCACGCTGGTGGCCCAGAACAGTCCGCAATTCACGGCTGCGCTGGTTAAGCGCTGGGATGAGCTGGAGCGCGGAGTTGCCAAGCCAAGCTTCATGGATAGCCTGAGCCCTGCCGCTGTGATCATGCTTGAAGATCTCGACAGGCAGCTGAAGGAGTCAAGGCAGCAACTGGCTATCGCAGCACCCAAGGCTGAGTTCGTGGATCGCTACGTCGAGTCAACCGGCAATCTCGGATTCCGCCAAGTAGCAAAGCTGCTCAAGGTGAAAGAAACAGATCTGCGCGAGTTCTTGATCGGCAACAAGGTTATGTATCGGCTGGCTGGGGTGATGACCCCGTACGCCGATCACATCGACGCCGGTAGGTTCGTGGTTAAGGCTGGAATGGCAGAGCATGGTGATAGCTCGCATGCCTACTCGCAGGCCAAGTTCACACCGAAAGGAGTTGAGTGGCTGGCTGGTGAGCTGGCCAAGCATGAAGCAAAGAAACTGATGGAGGTGATGTGATGGGTGAAGTTGCATTATCAACAGCCACCGGGAGCGGATTTTTCGCCCCGGTAGACACCTCCCTCATCGGGGCGCTTCTCACAACACACAAGCGGATCGAAGCGTCAATTGGCGCGGTAGACAACTTCATGCGATCTGACGAATGCAGGTCAGCTCTAGGGTTCTACCTGGCTGCATGTCGAGAAGACCAGGGGCGCATCGGGCTTAAAGTGGACGGCCTGATGCAAAAGGACAAAGCGCTGGCAGCTCTGCACGCTGATTACTGGGATAAGGCTCTACGGTTAACTGATGTGCTTGAGTGTATGCCACAGAAGCGCCGTGACGAGTGGTATGAGTTGATACGCAGCCATGCCACCCCTCCATTTGAGGACGAGGCTGTCTATCTGACGCTTCAGGATATGCTGAACTCTCGCGAGCGTTTCTTGGCTGAGCGCGTCGAAGGGATTTTCAGAGCCCTGTCAGGTGAGCACGTGACGAACTCGCCTGCTGCATTTGGCAAGCGGATGATCCTCTATGTGATGACCAGCTACGGCACCACCAATTACACCAACGAGGGCCACATTTCCGACCTGCGCAAAATCATTGCTCGATTCATGGGCCGCGATGAGCCAACTGGATTCGGCATGACAACGCGAGTCATTCAGGCTGGCATGGCCCAGACTGGTGAGTGGCTTTCCATTGACGGCGGCGCAATGCGCATTCGCTGCTACAAGAAAGGCACGGCGCACCTTGAGATTCATCCTGATATGGCTTGGCGGCTGAATGCCATCCTTGCAACTCTTTATCCAACTGCGATTCCGGCAGAGTTCCGTACCGCGCCCAAGAAGAAACCGAAGGATGTCGAGCTGATGCAGAAGCCGCTGCCGTTCAAGGTGGTCGAGGCTTTGGCTAATGCGACAGAGCACTCTGTGCTGGATGATGTTGGGTATCGAAAAGTGCGCCGAGCAACTCCAAACTCTCTTGCCCTGAAAACATACGAGATGGATAAATTCATTGTTCGTCAGGCTGGAGATGTGCTTGAGTCAATCGGCGGGGTAAGGCAGAAGCTCGGCTACTACCAGTTCGACTACGACCCCAAGCGCGTGTTGAACGAGGTGATCGCCTCCGGTTGCATCCCTGGCCATAAATCACACCAGTTCTACCCAACACCATCAGAATTGGCAGAATTGGCGGTTAGCTATGCTGACCTGCAGGATGGGATGACTAGCCTGGAGCCAAGTGCCGGGCAGGGTGGAATTGCTGATCACATGCACGTTGGTGAAACTGTTTGCGTCGAAGTGTCCGACATTCACTGCAAGATTCTGAACGAGAAGGGACATAGGTGGATTTCCGGAGATTTCCTGAAGTTAGATATAACAGACCGATTTGACAGGGTAGTGATGAATCCACCATTCAGTTCTGGTCGCTGGCAGGCCCATGTTGAGCACGCCGCTGGAATGCTTGCTGATTGTGGTGTTTTGGTTGCGATTGTTCCTTCCAGTGCTAACGAAAAGTTCAAGATTCCAGGGTTCGTAATTGAATGGCTTGGTGTGTACTATGACTGCTTTGCAGGGACTAGCGTTAGTGTGGCAATGATGCGGGTGACTCATGGCTAACTCACTCAGGAAATGCAAACACTGCTCCGAATACAAGCCAGCAGAATCAGGGGTTAAGGTTCCGGCTGGTTGGTTTTGCTGCCACTCTCATGCGATAGAGTTCGCGCGGGAGAAGGCTGCCAAGGTTCTGGAGCGAAAGGCAAGAGCGAGTGACAGGTCAGCCAAGGCCGCCATGAGAAAGCGCAAGATTGACGTCAAGCCGCTAAGTTGGTTCCGCGAGAAGGCAAAGAGGGCATGTCATGCATACGTCAGAGCAAGGGATTTCGGAATGCCATGCCCATGCTGTGGCGCAACAGAAGCTGCTCAGTGGGATGCCGCTCATTACCGCCCAGCAGGAGTCAACTCTGCGCTAAGGTTCGATGAAAAAAATATTCATAGATGCTGTCAGGTGTGCAACCAGCACAAAAGCGGGAACCTGACTCCATACCGAATATGGATGGTCGCAAAGTATGGTGAAGAGTTCGTGCAGTCGCTTGATTCAAACCACGACATAGTGCGCAGGACTCGCCAAGACCTTGAGGAAATCGAGGCAGAGTACAAAGCAAAACTGAAAGAACTTATCGGCTCCTGAGTGGGCCGTTTTTTTTGCGTAAAACTTAAATAACCGTTGCGGTTAGTGCGTGGCGCGGATAGTATTATCTCAACGAATCTGAAATGGAGTCTGCATGACAGCACAAGAAATCAAAGAGGCCCGCAAGAAGCTGGGTCTTACCCAAGAACAGTTGGTCGAGGCGATAGGTGGGAACCTAAGCACCCTTCGCCACTGGGAGCAGGGAGTGCACAAGATAAACAAATTCGCTGCTGACGCAATCAAGCAGTTGTTGGAGCAAAAAGGAGTTAAGCATGAGTAACGCATTCAAAGAGCTGGCAGAAAAGGCAGCGCAGATGGAGCGAGATGGCGAATCAAAGGCAGCCGCTTCGTGCTGGAAAAAGGCTGGAGCATATTCCAGCAATGAGATGAACATCGACTGGTGCAAGGCTCGGGCTGAGTTTTGCGAGTCGCATCTGTGGCGTGGGGTGGTCGCGCAGTGATCACCACCTACACATCCCGGGACGCCGAGGCATGCGCCTACCTGTCGGCACTGGTCACGGTCGAGCTGTGCGCCGAGGTGCATCGCAAAGGGAAAGTGAACACGGCGATCCGCCGATGCGTCAATCGGCAGTTGCCTGGACTGGTTGAGCACAAGCGGGTTTATCTGATTTTAAAAGGGCTGGCCAAGCAGCCGTTTCCGGCCGGGTGCCTGCATCATCTGCGGCGCATGCTGGAGGAGATGGCTGGCGGGCAAGTGGTGTTGTAGGAGTGACATTGTGAGCATTGCAAACTTAATTGTGGATTTTATTTTTTGCAGGCACTATTCCGCAGATCTGGCATTTTCATCTGGAGGTGGCAAAGGAAGCATTGTGGTCTCGGAGTTTTTCTGGATATCACCTTTTGAGGTTCATGCAAAGTTGCGCAGGCAGACTCCTGCAAATCTTGCTGTCACCAATTTTCGGAGGATTTCTTGATTAAGCTCGAATTCCCCACCGACTGCGACGCTCAGCACGGCGCCTACTACCTGCAGGATCGCGGCTACAGCGTCAAGTTGATGGGCAAGGCCCTGGTGGTGGATAAGCCAGACCAAGCTGACCTGGCACTGGTGATGGCAACTTACAGGGCGTTTACGGTTGAACTGAATGATGGGGATTGGATATGAAAACAAATTGGCTTTCTATAGGTGGTGTCGCTCTTGGTTTTGGTGCGATAGTTAGTGCGCTCCATGGCGAATCCATAGCGTCTTCAATGCAGCTTGTTGGAATGTGGGTTACATTTGGATTTTCTCGGGTTGTGGATGCCATATCCGCCATTTCGCACAAGCAACCTAAATAGTTGTTGCGGTAATCGGTGCAGATGGTAAGATTTGGTTGTGGTGATAATGACATGCGATATGGACTTTGCTCCAAGCAGTCGCCGATATTTAATCGTAGGCCACCACAACCTAAGATGGCCATTCAGCCAAATTGGATATTGACTGTAGGAATAGACTACAAAGACGGGGGTGATTCCTATCTTGACAGCCGGAACAGACGGCGCAGCGACAAGGAGATGGCATGTTTGCTTTTCTGATGATGTCGCTACTGGTAACGCTTTGCCTTGAGCTGAATCCAGTCAACTTGCAAGAGCCCGCCACGGGCCTTAAAGTGGCAACAGGCCAGACTGCCATCGCGGTCTACGAGGCAAGCATCTTCAGGATGCTGGTTGAGCGATAAGATAAGGCGCCTATCCGGAGGGCTAGTCCGGTAAGCTCCTAGCACAAACGAGAGATTGAGCGAAGAGCACACAACTTAGAGTTCACTGATTAGCTCAGATGGTTAGAGCCGGGTTTCTAGAGCCCAGTGAAAGCTTAAAAGCAGGCGCAGGTTCAAATCCTGCATTAGTGAGCTCTAAGTTGTGGTTAATAAGGCATCCGACAGTCAGTGCGGCTGTAGGCGGTCAGGCTCTAGGTGAGTGGGGCGATGCTGAATAGATTCATCCATGCCACACAATTTCCCAACACCACGCAATGCCATCAACTCCTGCTGTAACTTCGCCCCTCCATGTGAGGGGCTTTTTTATTGCTCGCAAAATGGTGGTAGACTTGACATAGAAAGGCTTATGGCACTAGGAAACGACTAGATGACAACCAAATCACTTACAAACAAGCAGGAAACCTATTGCAGGAAGTACATAGAGCTATTGAATCAGCGTCAGGCGTACATGGCGGCTTATGACGCCGAAAACATGAAGCCCAACACGGTTGATAGAAGCGCAAGCCTGCTGCACCAAAAGCCTCACATTCAGGCTCGCATCAGTGAGCTAATGGCAGAGCGCGAGAAGCGACTAGAGATTGACGCTGACTACGTGCTGAGACGCCTAGTTGAAATCGACACCATGGATGTTGCAGACATAATTCAAGATGACGGTTCCATGAAGCCAATCAGCCAGTGGCCTAAGGTGTGGCGCACTACCATCAGCGGCCTGGACATGCAAACCATGATGGCTGGCGACATGGAAACCATCACTAAGAAGATAAAGTGGCCGGATAAGCTCAAGAACATCGAGCTGCTTGGTAAGCACATCAATGTCAGCGCATTCAGCGAGAAGGCATTTGACTCTGCACCACAACAGATAGGCAAGGTTGTTATCGAGGTTGTCGGTGGAGATTAAGATCTCGGCAACAAGGCCGCAGGCTGCATTCCTTGGCATGCACTGCAAGTTCCCTGCATTTGTGGCTGGGTTCGGTACAGGAAAGTCAGAAGTGATGTGCAACTCAGCGCTGCTGGACAGCTTAGAGGGTGGCTCATCGTCCATGATAGCCATGTACGAGCCAACCTATGACCTTGTGCGCCTGATACTTGCCCCCCGCATGGAGGAAAAGCTTCAAGAGTGGGGAATTCGGTACAAGTACAACAAATCAGACAACATCATCTACACCAGCAACGGGCAGATGGGTGACTTCGTATTACGCACCCTGGATAACCCTTCTCGTATAGTTGGCTATGAGTCATTCAGGGCAAAGGTTGACGAGCTGGACACGCTCAAGACCGAGCATGCCAAAGAGGCGTGGAACAAGATCATTGCCCGTAACCGCCAAATACCAGACACCTATGTCGCGACATCACCTAAGCCAGTCAACACCGTGTCAGTGTTCACCACGCCGGAGGGGTTCCGATTTGTGCATGACCGTTGGGTTGTTAACAAGAAGCCTGGGTACGAGATGATCCAGGCCAGCACCCTGTCAAACCCATTCCTTCCGGAAGACTACGTGCAGTCGCTGCGTGACACATACCCAGGCCAGCTGATTGAGGCGTACATCGACGGTGAGTTCGTTAACCTTACATCAGGCACCGTCTACTATGCATACAAGCGCCAGCGCAACAGCAGCCGCGAGACTATCCAGCCAGGAGAGACGCTGTACATCGGGCAGGACTTCAACGTGGGCAAGATGGCGAGCACGGTATACGTGCAGCGTGGTCATGTGTGGCATGCTGTTGCTGAGCTTAAAGAGATGTTCGACACGCCGGATGTGATTCGCGCCATCCAAGAGCGCTGGCAGAGCCATGGGCATCACATCGTGATCTACCCTGACGCCAGCGGAAAGAACCGCAAGAGCAATAACGCCAGCACATCAGACATTGCCCAGTTACAACAGGCCAAGTTCGAGGTTAGGGCCAAGCCATCCAATCCAGCTGTCAAGGATAGGGTGTCCGCGATGAATAAGGCGCTGGAATCGTGTATGGTTATGGTCAATGAGCAGGCCTGCCCTGACACTGCCAGATGCCTTGAACAGCAGGCATACGACAAGAACGGCGAGCCCGACAAGGGTAGTGGAAGCGATCACCAAAATGACGCAACTAGCTATCCGATAGCTTATGAAATGCCGGTGGTTAAACCCGTTATCAACATCCCGGTTCGTTTCGCCCTTTAACTACGAGGTCTATATGGCAAGTATCGAACACAAGGTTTCAGTGTCTGTAACCGGAATCGCACCACTTAAAGAGCTAATTGAGCTCTTGCACTCAAATTTCCTTGAGCTTCCGGTTGCCGTGCAACAGGCGCTTCTTGAGCTGGCGGGCGACGGCAAAAAAGTATGGGATATCGACTACTTCCAGAACCAAATTGGTATCCACCCATCCGATATCGAAGTGTACCTGGATGGCGAAAAGGCTAGCGGCGTGATGGCCATCTGGCCGGACACCTGCGAGGCGGTGACATGGGGTGCGGGCGTGACAAAGCACAAGGATATTCAAGTGCGCAACGCCAAAACAGGTGAGCCTGTATGTGGGGTGGCAAATGGCTGATGTAAACTTTGGCGCTGGAGTAAAGACCCGCCACCGCGATTTCACCAAGGCTTTTGCCACATGGCAGAAGGTGCGCCACGCCGTAAGTGGCGAACTTGTAAGCTACCTTCGCAATGTTGGAAAGAACGAGCCAGATCCAGAATACGGAAATGCTCGCCAGAAGGAATACGAAGATGGAGCTATCTGCTACAACTTCACCAAGCGAACCTTGTCCGGCGTGGTGAACACTGACACGGTGTTGACTGGCTTAGGTGATGTCGCGACATAGGTGTCTGGTATTTGGCGGTTACGGGCAATGATCTTGTTC